CGATGGCTCAAGAAATGGAACAAATGCACGGCATGTTGCAAAATGTCAGCAAATCCATCGAAGCGCAGGATATGCAGGTCAAGCAGTTTGACAGCCAGGTCAAGGCTTACGACGCGGAAACCAAACGGATCTCGGCAGTGCAGGCTGGGATGAGCGAAGAACAGATTCAAGATATTGCAATGGGCGTGGTCGCGGCGGCGATGGAATCGCAAAGCATGATGAACCAGATGCCGGAAATGCGCGAAGAATCTATGCCTATGCAACAAGAACAGATGCCACCCGAAATGATGCCGCCTCAAATGCCACCGCAAGGGATGCCACCGATGGGAGTTCCGCAATGAAGTGCGCCGATTTTGTAGGAATGTTGTTCTTGGCTCGGGATGTGGCGCACAGCGTCCACTTGAACACCCGCAGCTACTCCAAGCATGTAGCCTTGAACATCTTTTATGACCGTATTGTGGACGCGGCAGACGATTTTACGGAAACCTACCAAGGGCGGCACGGTCTGATTGGCCCGATCTCGCTCATGTCGGCCAAGAAAACGGCTAACATCATTGAGTTTCTGGAAGATCAACTGAAAGAAATTGAAGCGGCGCGGTATGATGTTGTGGATAAGTCTGATACCTCGCTGCAACAGCTCATCGACAACATTGTTGAAATTTATTTACGCACCTTGTATAAATTGCGCTTCTTGGCATAGGATAAATCATGGCCGCAAACTATCTGAACATTAGCGCGACTACGCAAATCAAGGTGGGTGCCGGTAAGCTCAAAGGCATCATGTGCAGCACCGCATCGGCTACGCCGAACATTGCAGTCTATGATTCTGCCACGGCGGCTACAAATGCGGTTACGATAATTGCTGAGTTTGTGCCTACCGCGCACACAATGTACCCGCTGACGGGCGATGATGGCGGCATCTGGTTCAGTAAAGGCTTGTATGTAGTGATTGGCGGCACCGTCGGTGTCACGTTCATTTACGAATAGGAACGAACATGGCCCGCTATTATCAGTTAAGTGTGACCGCCAGTGTGCCTAACAAGACCACGATTAAAGTGGGATTTGGCAAACTCAAGGGCATATTTTGCAGCTCCGCATCTGCCACACCCCGCATAACGGTGTATGACTCCGCGACACAAAGCGCATCTGACCCAACAATTATTAGCCTTTTGACACCGCAAGCCAGTGAAAACTATCCGTTGAGTGGTTCGGACAATGGCGTTGGATTTAGCCGAGGTCTGTATATCCTGGCTACCGGCACAATGGAATTGACGTTCATTTATGAATAACTGCTTTGGAGTAACCAAATGACCGTCAAACTCTCCCCTGTTGGTGGCGCAGGTTGGCAGTTCTTTGATGACAACGGTGTTCCTTTGGCGGGCGGCAAGCTGTACACTTATGCTGCCGGCACTACGACACCGCAGGCTACATATACGAGTATTAGCGGTTCGACCATTAACCAGAATCCAATTGAATTGAATTCTGCCGGGCGTGTTTCAGGCAGTAATGAAATCTGGCTAACCAGCGCCGTAGCGTATAAATTGATTTTAAAAACCAGCGCGAATGTTCAGTTGTGGAGTGCTGATGATATTACCGGCATAACTTGAGATAACGGATACTGGATAAATTATGTCTAACGTAAAAATCTCCGCATTACCAGCCGCGACCACGCCGCTAACAGGCACCGAATTAGTACCCCTTGTCCAATCGGGTGTAACAAGTCAAGTTGCGGTAAGCAATATTAAAACCGCACCGGCGGGGTCAAACACGCAGGTGCAATTTAATAACTCTAGCGCATTTGGGGCGTCTGCTTCTTTGACTTGGGATGGCACCTCTCTCACCGCGACGAAACTTGCTGGTGCCCATAACGGCACCGTAGGCGCAACCACGCCAAGCACAGGGGCGTTTACGACGCTGAGTGCATCAAGTACTGTTAGTGCAGCGGGTTCAACCACAATAGATTCATCAGGAAATTTAGGCGTTGGAGCTACAGCGCCTTCAACTTGGGGCGCACTTGCGGTTCGTAAAGCAGTAACGGTTTCAGGACGGAGTGTTTCCGGTTCTTTTTCAGACGCTAGCACCGGAACAATGGATATAGCCCATGCTTCTGGATATGTTGCATTAGATACTCAAGCCACTGGAACGGCGCTACGAATTGCTCAAGCCGGAACTATTAACGGGCAATTTAATCAATATGGTTTAGGCATCGGTTCAGGCGTTCCATCTAGCGGCATGGGTATCACCTTCCACGCCACACAAAGCGCATCGACAGACGCGAATACGCTGGATGATTATGAGGAGGGAACTTGGACGCCGACATTAGCCTTTGGTGGTGGATCAACAGGAATAGTCTATGGGGGGCGTGTTGGAAATTATATTAAAGTAGGTTCTTTGATTACAGCCCAGTGCGCGGTTGATATAACTAACAAAGGTTCCTCTACGGGGTCAGCATCCGTATCTGGGTTTCCATTTACTGTTTCTGGTACTTTTATAACAATTATTGGTTCTCAATTAGTAAGTTGGACGGGTGCGGGGCCGTGTCAGCTTTTACTAAGTAGCGGAACAACCGCAAGTTTTTATGGGATTCCTAACGGCGTTGGACTGGGATGGACTGCACTTACAAATACTGATTTTGCAAATACATCTCAATTTTATTTTACGATGGTTTATAAAGTTTAATTAACTACACCGGATTAGTGTAGTCAGACAAAGGAGAAACAAATGGCAATCACCAAAGAAACCGCAATTGACCAAATCACCGTCACCGAAAACGGCATCATTCTGTATCGTGAAGCAACACGCATCATGGAAGGTGGCACCGAACTGACCAAGACCTACCACCGCAACAGCCTGACGCCAGCGCAAGACCTAACGGGTGTGCCTGAGAAGGTTGTGGCGATCTGCAACACGGCATGGACAGCAGATGTTGTTGCGGCGTATCAAGCGGCACAAGCGGCACAAGCGGCACAAGCGGCAAAAGCATAACGTATAATTAACCAAACCGTACCAGCGAGGTTCACTGGGGATTCTAAGGAATCAAGCCATGTCTGACGAAGTAATAGCGGAACAACCCGCGCAGGAACAGGAAGCAACGGCTGCCCCTGAACCCGTAGCAAACGCGCCGGAAGCAGCACCCGAAGGTGACGTTAAGGAATCAAAGGTATTTACCCAAGAGGACTTAGACGCAGCCATTGGTAAGCGGCTTGCACGAGAACAAAGGAAGTGGGAGCGCGAAGCAAGGCAGGCCGAAGCACCAAAGCCTATCCCTGTAGAGCATGTTAAGCCGGAACAGTTTACGACGACCGAGGAATACGTTGATGCCTTGACGACTTCCAAAGCCGCCCAAATTGTCCAGCAGCAACAGTTTGCGAAACAGCAACAAGAATTGTTGGGGAATTATCACGACAAGGAAGAAGATGCGCGGAGTAAATACGAGGACTTTGAACAGGTCGCGTATAATCCCAAGCTACCGATTACTGATGTGATGGCCCAAACAATTCAAGCCTCGGATAACGGCCCCGATATTGCATACTATCTCGGCACAAACCCCAAGGAAGCTGACCGCATAGCCCGACTTGCACCGTTCTTGCAGGCAAAAGAAATAGGACGTTTGGAGGCGAAAATTGCTTCTGAGCCAGTAACTAAACAAACCTCAAGGGCACCCGCGCCGATTTCACCTGTCACACCCAGAAATGGGGGATCGACCAATTTCGATACAACTGATCCTCGGTCTATCAAGGCCATGAATACCAGTCAATGGATCGAAGCTGAAAGATTGCGTCAGATGAAAAAGCAGGAGTCTAAGGGTCACCGTTAATACTTTTTAGGAGTTTCATTCATGGCTAATAGCCTACTTACCATTGATATGATTACCCGGAAGTCTCTCGAAATTCTTGAGAACAACCTGGTAATTTCCCGCAACGTCAACAAAGAATACGACGACAGCTTTGCCGTCGAAGGTGCCAAAATTGGCTCGACCTTGCGGATTCGTCTGCCGGATCGCGCGCTGGTGACCGACGGTGCCGCCCTGCAAGTTCAGGACGACAACGAGCAATACACCACGCTGACGGTTTCGACCCAAAAGCACATCGGCATTAACTTCACGTCTGCCGAGCTGACCATGCAGTTGGACGACTTCGCGGAACGTGTTCTCAAGCCGCGTATTAGCCAATTGGCCGCTTCGGTGGACAACGACGTTGCGAACGCTTACAAGTCGATCTATTCGTCTGTTGGCACTCCGGGCACCACGCCGGCGACTTCGCTCGTTCTGCTCCAAGGTAACCAAAAGCTGAACGAATACGCGACTCCGCTAAGCCCGCGTTATGCGACGGTTAACCCCGCTGCTAATGCTGGTTTGGTTGACGGCATGAAAGGCTTCTTTAACCCGACAGGCACGATTTCGAGCCAGTTCAAGTCCGGCATGATGAGCGAGAATGTGTTGGGCTACGATGAAGTCAACATGAGTCAGTCGATTGTCACCCACACCACGGGTAACTTCCCCGCTGCTCCTATCTGCGCGTCTACTGTTCCTTCGACGCAAGGTGCGACCACGCTGGACATTACCTACACCAGTGGCACCAAGAGCCTGAAGCAAGGCGACGTGTTCACCATCGCTGGCGTGTATGCGGTCAACCCGCAAACCCGTCAATCGACCGGCAGCTTGCAACAGTTCGTTGTGACGGCAGATCAGACTCTGACCAGCACTTCGGCTACCATTGCGTTCTCGCCGCCGATGTATACGCCTGCTAACGCTTTGGCGACCGTGGACTCGTTCCCGGCGGCTTCGGCTGCGCTGGTGTTCTTGGGTTCGGCTTCTACGGTCTACCCGCAGAATCTGATTTACCACAAAAACGCCATTACCTTGGCTACGGCTGACTTGCTGCTGCCGCAGGGTGTGGATATGGCTTCACGCCAAGTGCATAACGGTATTTCGATGCGTATCGTGCGTCAGTACGATATTAACAACGACCGTATGCCTTGTCGTGTCGATGTGCTGTATGGCTACTCAGTCATCCGCGCACCGATGGCCTGCCGCCTCTGGGGTTAATGCAACAACCGCCCCCGCCTAGCGCGGGGGCACTTTAATTTTTTAGGAGAAACAATCATGGCACTTCCTTCAGTTGGTGGCGGCTATCAGTACACTGATGGCAATCTGAACGAGCAGGTAATGGAAACCCAAGCAGCGCCGCAAACGGCAACTGCAACCGCAACGCTGTCTGTTGCTCAACTCACCGGCGGTCTTTTGGTGTGCGATCCGTCCACCTCGGCGGCGTCCTACACGATGCCTACGGCGGCGGCGATTGACGCGGTAATGACCAACATGAAAACCAATAGTTGTTTTCTGTTGAACGTGGTCAACCTGGGCACTTCGTCCGGAATTCTGACGTTTGTGGTCGGCACCGGCATCACTTCGGTTGGTAACCTTTTGGTTGCTATCACCGGCAGTGCGGCTGGCGTGGGTGGTGCGGCTCAGTTCCT